GTACGTGAACGCCACGGCCACGATCTACGACTCACGTACGAGCGGCACCCGGATCCGACCTCCAGAACATTTCCGGAGCGGCGGTCACCTCGGTGACGACGGACTCCTTCGGGCAGGCGGTCTTCTTCGGGCCGGACAACTACATCGCCACCCTGTGGCTGGACTTCGGCTCCGGCGTGCGCTGGGCCCTGTCCCCGAAAGCGGTCGACCTGGCCGCCACGAGGGCGATAGCCGTCCAGCGGGCAGCGGACGCAAACGCGGCAACCCTGTCGTACACGCCGAAGGCGCACCTGCCCTACAGCCCGAACGACCCGCTGGAGCAGGCCCTTGCAACAGCCCTGGACGGAGGGGTCATCAACCGGGTGGCCTCCCAGTCGGCCCGGGACGCAGCCTTCCCCTCCCCGATCAACGGTGACCGCGTCTACCGGCTGGACCTGGCAGCGGAGCAGGTCTACAACGGCTCGCTGGGCGTGTGGCGCACCAGCAACTACGTCTTCGACTACGGGTCCGTGGGCGTCACCAACACCGTGTCCAACACGGCCACCGAGACGGTCATCAGCTCCGCGACTCTCCCGGGCAACTACGCGACCCCGGGTGCCACCTTCCGGGCCACCGCGTTCGGCGTAGCCATCCCGGCAGCCTCCACGACCCCCACGCTCACCTTCCGCCTGAAGGTCGGCGGGGTCACCGGTACCTCCGCTGCCGCCGCAGTGTTCACCGCTGCCAGCAACGCGTCCCCGACCAACCGGCCTTGGCAGCTCACCGGGTACTTCACGGTCCTGACCGTGGGCGCCGGGGCCAACTGGTTCGGCAGCCTCCAGGCGCTCTCCTCGCTGACCAGCACGACCACCCTGAACGCTGCCGACGCCTCCCTCCGCAACGACGGCACGTCGGTCTTCGTGAAGGACTCCACGGTGAGCCAGACCCTGGCCGTCACCGCGCAGTGGGGGACCGCTTCGGCCTCCAACATCTGCACCCTGTACGGGTGGTCTTGGGAGAGGATCAGCTGATGGCCCGGTACCTTTTCGGCGGCGGAGGGGACGGGGACATCATCCGGTCCACCGGTCTGCCGTTCATCAACGCCACGGCTAACGTGTGGAGCGCCCGCACGGGCGGGTCACAGATCACCGATCTCCAGACCGTCTCAGGTGCGTCGATTACGGCGGTGACCTCGGACTCCAACGGTCAGATCGTGTTCTTCGGCCCGGACAACTACATCGGTGTGCTGTGGATCGACTTCGGCTCTGGTGTCCGGTGGGCGCTCTCCCCGAAGGCCGTGGACCTGGCGGCCTCCCGGGCCATCGCAGTCCAGCGGGCGGCGGATGCGGCTGCTCCGTTGCAGACGGCGAAGGCCAAGCTGCCGTACACGTCGAACGACCCGCTGGAGGCAGCTCTCGCCTCCACGCTGGACCCGCTGGTCATCCCGCGCTTCGGTAGCCAGACGTCCCGGGATGCCGCGTTCCCGGCCCCGGTGATCGGGGACCGTTGCTTCCGCTCGGACCTCGTGTGCGACCAGGTGTACAGCGGCACCGAGTGGCGCAACCTGATGCCGCTCAGCTTCTGGACGAACAGCACCTACCAGATCAACTTCGCCACGTCCGGCACGTTCACGCTGGGCTCCGGTAGCCAGGGCCTGCGCTGGATCCAGCGGGGCAAGACGGTCGACTTCTACTTGTGGTTGTTCTTCGGCTCGGACACGGTATTCGGTACCGGGAACGTGACAATCGACGGCCTGCCCTGGAATTTCAACTCCAACGCTCTCAACAACCAGACCGTTTCCGGGCAGATATCTACCGTTGGTGCGGGACGTTTCCCCTGTTCCGCCCAGCCTTCCGGCACGAATTCCTACACCTTGTGGGCGCCCGGCAATACGACATCCCCCGCTTTTACCCAGGTCAAGGGGTCCGGGGCAGCGCCGGGCGGCGGTACCTGGGGTGCAGGCGCTTTCATCCGTTTATCCGGCTCAGCAGAACTCGCCTAACAGAAAGAGGCCTCATGGCCCTGGTGCGGAATTACAGCGGTGGTACCGGTCCCGACTACATCCCGTCGAACGCGCACATCTCGGCGAATTACTACGTGGCAGGCGCGGACGACTTCGTAGCTGGCACGTTTGACACGAAGGGTTTGCTGACGGCGGACCAGATCGACCAGCTGGTGGACGCCATGCAGAAGGCCTGTGCAGGGCTGCCGTGGGTGGTCAACCTTTCCGTATCGGCCTCGGACACCGGCTCCCGGTCCTGGACTATCACCGATACCCCGTAACAGGGATTCAACCGAAATAGCCCAGTTTGCTACCATTCGGAAAGTCAATTCCGGTTCCTGAGGGACGAGTTAAATGAGCATTCCGTTAGAAGCCCTCATCACTGCGGGCGCAGGCATATTCGGGAGCGCCGCGCTCTACGCCGGGACCCGGTTTGCGGCCAAGGGCACTGCGGCCACGGAAAACCGCAAGGTCAAGCTCACCGAATTCGAGGCCTTCAAGACGGCCTACTACGAGCGCATCGAAGAATTCGAGGACCGGTACAAGGTCCAGGAAGAGAAGATGACCAGGGTGGAAGGCCTTCTTCGATTAGCCCTGAAGCACATCGTGGACTTACGCGCGGACATGCGGCGGCACGACGTCAACCCCACCAAGGGCACCCCGCCCGAGCTGGAGACGCTGCTGTGGACCTTGTCCGACGACGAAGTACAGGCAAGGCAGGGCGAGTGATGCGCGCCCCCCGTGCTCAGCTCCGACAGGCTCTGATCGCGGCCGGGGCGCCCAGTGGTACCTGGCAGAAGCCGCAGATGGCGGAGATCCTTGCCGCCGTCGCACTCGCGGCGTCAGCCGTCCAGGGAGAGGCCGACTGCTCCAAGGTCGATGGAGACCGGGTCGGCCCTTTCCAGATCTACACCCGGCAGCAGGCCACCGGACACAGCACCCCGCGCGATCGGGAATGGCTGCTGGACTCCCTGTCCAACAGCGCTCTGGCGGCCGTGGCACTCACGCACATGAACGGCCTGAAGGAGTGGCCGGAGTACGTCCTTGGGGCGCACTGCCGCTACCTCCCCGAGGCCTTCCCGCCGCCCATCAGGCGGCCCGAGGACGGCGTCCCCTACCAGGAGGCCACCGTCTTCCCCGGACTTCCCCTGCGCCTGCTCATGCGGGCCTGCGGGTGGATCGCACCGTCCAACGCGGACGCCGAGCGGATCGCCCGGACCAACGGCTTCCCCACTGCCGCAGACGTCCCCGCAGGGGCCGAGCTGCGCATCCCTGTACAGCGGGGCTGGTAAGCGGCCTCGTGTCGTGATCAAGAAGAGGACAGCATGAACAAGTTCCTGAACCGCGAGTTCGTCAAGGACTTAGCGGAGCGCACCGTGTCCACATACGTCCAGGCGTTCCTGGGCCTGGAGCTGGCCGACATCACCAACCTGACGAGCCTGGGCGCCACCAAGGCCGTCGCTCTCGCCGCGCTGCCTGCCGCTCTGGCGGTCCTGAAGGCCGCGCTGAAGAACTCCGCCAAGCCGGACTTCTCCCAGGGCGCCTGACCTGCGAGAAGGGGCGGCAGTTCCCTCTGGGCTGCCGCCCCTTCAACGGTTAAGATCACCCCGTAAGCAGGCTTTCCAGCAGAGGCGGTAAACGTGGATGCTCAGCAGCACACAGCCGAGGACCGGTGTGACCGGTGCCGGGCGCAGGGCTACACGACTTGGGCGCTGAAGGGCCTTTTGCTCACGTTCTGCGGGCACCACTCCAACCGCTACGCGGACTCGCTGATCTCCCAGGGCTTCCAGCTGTCGAAGGATGACACCCTCGCTCTCCACTCGAAGTGATAGGCCTCCAGCCGCCCTCCTGCTAAAGTAGATACAGCGAAAGGTCAGGTGATCGCCCTCATGACGGACAAGATCAACAAGCCCGGAACGATGGAAACATCCCTGACCTAGGCGGTGATCCACATCTCCTTGACGGCCGGACTGAGATGCCCGGCCGTCTCGGAGAGGGATCAAGCCTCATGAATGTCCGCTGTGCCTCCCGGTCTGGCCTCCTCGCTACCTCCGGTCCCCGAGACACAGCGGTACCGGGAGAGGGCGTGGCGGCTACCCCGAGGACCCCGGTAGAGCCCCGGCAGGTGCACGCACCCCTGCCGGGGCTCCTCGCATTTCGGCACTGAAGAACGGACTGAGATGACGGCGGTACTCGAAGCGCCCGTGAAGCCTGCCCTGCGGCCCTACCAGGCGGCCGGGGTAGCGTTCCTACGGGAGCATCCCAGGGCATACCTGGCAGATGACCCCGGACTCGGAAAATCCAGACAACTCATAGAGGCCTCCGAGGGCCGGACGCTCATCCTGGCCCCCGCGATGATCCTGGACTCCGGGACCTGGCGGAACGAGGTGAACCGGTGGGCGGATGACCCCTCCCGGTTCACCTACGTCCCCTACACGTCCCTGTGCCAGCGGGTCACCATCCCCGGCGACATCGTCTACACCAAGAACGCCACCGGCCAGAAGGTGCCCGCCCTCACCAAGACCGGCGACTTCAAGCGCACCCGGGCCCGGGTCACCGTGGTCCCCGAGCCCCGCCCCGAGTTCAACCAGCACTGGGACACGATCATCTGCGACGAAGCCCAGCTGCTGAAGGGCCGCAAGACCTCGTGGGTGGACGCTCTCAAGATCCTCTCCCAGATGTGCGACCGGCTGTGGATGGCCTCCGGCACCCCGATCTCCAACTTCGCCCCCGAACTGTTCTCCCCGCTCCAGCTGCTTTACCCCCATCTGTGCGGTAATGGTCAGAAGTTCGGTTCGTACTGGCGGTGGATCAAGGAGTGGTTCCACGTCGGCGCCTCCCACTGGGACCCGAACGCGCGCGAGATCGGCGACCTGCTGTGGTGCAACCCGGACTGCCTGGAGCGCCCCGCCTGGGACCCGTGCGAGCACTACGAGATGTTCTTCCGGCAGAACCTGGGCGACCTGTACATCCAGCGACTGCGGGACGACGTGCTCCCGGACCTGCCGCCCATGGAGATGCAGACGATCTTGACCCCGATGACGTCGAAGCAGGGCGTGCAGTACCGGAAGATGAAGAAGGAGTGCCTGGCCTACACGCTGGACGGCAAGATGCTGGTGGCCTGGTCCAAGAGCGCCGCCCACGTGAAGCTGGATCAGATGGCCACCGGGCTCGGAGTGTTCACCGGAGGCACCGAGGAGTCCGGGAAGCTGGAGCAGCTGAAGTTCGACCTCGCCGAACGCTCCCGGCCCACGCTGGTGGTGGCCCACTACCAGAACACGGTGACTGCGTGCGCCGAGGTGGCCAAGGCCCTGGGCAAGAAGGTGGCGCAGATCGACGGGCGCACCTCCAAGGACGACCGGCTCAAGTTCGTCACGGACTTCCAGGCGGGCAAGCTGGACGTGCTGGTGGGCTCCCTGGAGACCGTTTCGGAGGGTTTGACCCTGACTGCGGCGGATTTGATCATATTTGTCGAGCACAGCTGGAAGCCGTCCAGGAACCAGCAGGCGCTGCGGCGTGTCCACCGGCTCGGACAGGACCGCCCGGTGATGGCGTATGACTACGTGACCCCGGAGTCTGTGGATGAGGGCAAGCGGGAGCTGCTGGCCACCAAGCTGGATCGCCAGATGCGCACCTTGACCTGGGGCGTTGTAAAGGCCCTCCTGTAGGTGGTAGGGTAGATATACCCAAGAGACACCCACCCGAGGAGACTCCCATGACCGAGAGAACCGTGTACGTCGTCGCACCGTCCCGTGAGAAGGCCGAAAGCGTCCTGATGCACCACAGCACCAACGCAGACGTCTTCGTGATGTCCGACCCCGACGACGCAGACGACATCAGGCGGGCCGCGAACGGCAAGAACCCGATGGACCCGAAGACGTTCATGGTTTTCCCGGCCCGGGTCACCGTCGAATTCCTGGAGGACTGAGCAGTGCCGAGCATCACCCGTCAGGCGCCCGAAACGCCCCTGATCGTCCGGGGACGGCCGATGCCCGTGGTCTACCCCCGTGCCAGCGATGAGGACGCCGTGGCCATGGGCCTCGACCCGGGCGGCAAGGACGGCGATCCCGAGGGCGGCCACATCGGCGTGACTCTGGGATGCCGCGACCTCACCGAGACGCCCGAAGGCTGGGTTGTCCAGGGGCGCGGCTGGAGGGTCTACGAGACCTTCGAGATGAACCCCGAGGAGTTCATTCGCTGGTTCGCCATGAACACGCCGGGCATCGACGTGATCTACGGCGAGATGTTCCGGCCGGACAAGAAGCGGGTCCACCTGCTGGTCGGATCCTCCATGCCCACCTCCCAGCTGATCGGCTGGGTGCGCATGCACTGCATCCTGTACGCCCCGCACATCCAGGTGAACTGGCAGCCGAACACGGTCCTGACCGGGCCGACCTCGGCGATCTTGCGGGATCACGGGATCAAGCCGGTGTCCCCTCCCGGGAAGAACGCCGCCCGGCACAGCACGGGGGACCACCAGCGCAGTTCTGAGCTGCACTTCTGGCACGGGTTGATCAGGGCTGGGCTTGTCGAAGGAATTAGCTCTGACATAGGGTAGATAACACTACGCCCCGTATACCACAGGAGAAACGTTATGACAGCAGTCGCCGAGAGCACATGGATGGAGAAGCGCACCCGCCAGCACGCTCTGTACCCGCGCCAGGCGCAGGCCCTACAGCTTTACGCCCGGGGACTCAAGTACGCCGAGATCGCCAGGGAGCTGGGTCTCGCGGTCGGCACCGCGCGATCGTACGTCGGAGCGTGCCGTACCGCTCTCGGCGCGAGCAGCCCCACGGAAGCCGTCCGTATCGCCATCGAGCGCGGCTACATCGAGGCACCCACAGCCTGACCCTGCACCACGAGGGGGCACCGGATCACCCGGTGCCCCCTTTTGCATGCCCGGATGCAGGACTCCAGCAGGACTTGTTGCAGGGCTATTTACGCGTATGATCAGAGGCATCCCCGGTAACTACCGCCTCTGGTGGCCCCGGGGTGCTAGGGCCCCTCACGCGGGTTGCTAGGATAGAACCATCTTCCCCTGCTGCTCCCGGAGACCCCTCATGACCACCCCCATGCCACCGCTCAAGGTGAGCTATTCGGGCCTGACCACGCTGCGGGACTGCCCCCTCAAGCACTGGCTGCACTACAACCAGGGCTACCGGGTCATCGACAAGGACCCCAAGCTGGACCTCGGCTCCGCCTGGCACGAGTGCGTCCTTGAGAACCACTACAACGTGATCAAGGCCTACCAGGACCACACCCTGGACGGCCGCTCACCGCAGCGGGGCAGTGCCGAGGAAGAAAGCCTGCTCTCCGTCGCCCGGGACACCGTAGAAGCCGCCCTCACCGCCGCCCTCAAGGGTGAGCAGTACAGCAGCCTCTACCCCGAGGACTACGACGTCCTGCGCTGGATGTACGCCGGATACACGGCCCACTACGGCTGCGACCCGCAGTGGCGGATCCTGGACGTCGAGCACAAGGGCCTGGTTCCCCTCGGCACCATCACCACCCCCAAGGGACCCCGGGACGTCGTCCTGGACTACCGGATCGACCTGGTAGTGGAGGACTACGACCTTGGCGGGATCTTCGCCATCGAGTCCAAGTCCGCCAAGAGCCTGTCCAGCCGGTTCGCCATGGAGCTGGACGACCAGACCGGCCTGTACGAGTGGGCGTTCCGTTCCAGCGATCACCCGCAGGCCAAGGCCATCAACGGTTGCGTCCGCTCCGAAGCCAAGAAGGCGATGAACGCGGGCGACAAGCCGGGCGCCACCAAGGGCAAGGCACAGACCCTGGAGCAGCGCCACCAGCGCCTCCTGATCCCCCGGGGCACCCAGGAGCTGGAGGCCATCCGCAGGGACGCTCTCGCGGCCACCCAGGCGGCCTACGGCGGCAACCTCCCCATCTACAGCGGCCCGAATCCGACCGAATGCCAGTGGAAGTGCCAGTTCAAGGAGGTCCACATCCTCCTCCGCAAGGGCGGCACCGCCATGCCCCAGCTGATGCGGGACTTCGGGTTCAAGCAGGTTCCCACCGAGTTCAACGGCATCGCCGAGTAAGGAAACCCCCCATGCCCGCACGCAAGGGTGCAGCGCACCACCTGGCCGTTCTCACCGACGAGATCGTCCGGGACGCCCGCAAGCAGTACCGCCAGGGCGGCGTCACCATCGCCGAACTCGCCGAGGAATACGGCTGCAAGCGCACCGCGCTCAGCCGCGCCATCCACGGGAACACCTGGGCCCACCTCAAGGACTACCTTCCGGAGATCTCCGATGCAGCCTGACTCGATCCCCAACGGCATGGTGCGCCTGTTCTGCCTGAACTGCCGTCAGCCGTCCGTCGTCTCCCGCAACCTGTGGCAGCGGGTCCGCCCCACGATGGCCTGCGGTCACTGCCGCAAGACCGGCAGCTGGGTGGCCGGGTCGTGACCAAGATCGGCCCCACCACGGCGATCATCCTCACCGGATCCCGCTGGCACCCGAACCCCCAGCTGGCCCTGACCGAGCTGGCCCGCTACGTGCTGAACGCGCCCGGCTGGGTCATCGTCCGCCACGGCGCCTGCCCCGGTGAGAAGTCCATCGACCAGGCCGTGTCCGAGTGGGCACAGGACTGCAAGGAACTCGGGGTCATCGAAGACCCGATGCCCGCCGACTGGGACAACTGCGGCCCCGAGTGCCCGCCCGGCCTGGAACACCGGGTGATGAAGCTGCCCGGCGACATCTGGCACCCCGGCAAGGAGCCGGACTACTGCCCGTACGCCGGACCGCGCCGCAACGGGGAGATGGTCCGCAGGACCGACCCGAGGGCCGCCCTGGTCATCGCCGCCCCGCACGGCATGTCCAAGGGCACCCGGAACTGCATCCGGCAGGCCCGGGTACAGGGCATCCCCGTCCACACCGTCCACACCGCCGTCACCTCGAACCGCCAGCAGGAGGCGATGTTCTGATGACCCCTGGAATCGTCTTCACCTCCGACATCACCGCCAAGCTGATCAAGCATGTCGGCGACGACGACGGCATAGCCGCCGCTGCCCGGGTGTCCACCCTCGGGGAACTCTCCCTGGACAGCGGGCACCCCACCGCCAACGCCGGACTGATCAACTTCCTGATGCGGGACCGGCACGGCAGCCCCTTCGAGCACGCCTCCATGACCTTCCTCGTGGAAGCCCCGATCTTCGTGTTCCGCGAGTGGATGCGTCACCGGGTCGGCTGGTCCTACAACGAGGAGTCCGGCCGCTACCGCAAGCTGATGCCCAAGTTCTACCTGCCCGCCCGGGACCGCAACCTGGTGCAGGTCGGCAAGCCCGGCGCGTACGCCTTCGAACCCGGCACCGACGAGCAGCACGCCCGCATGGTCACCAACATGATGACCGCCTACGAGGACGCCTACGGGGCCTACCTGGAGATGCTGGACGCCGGGATCGCCCGCGAGGTGGCCCGGATGGTCCTGCCGGTCGGCCTGTTCAGCTCCGCCTACGTCACCTGCAACCCGCGTTCCCTGATGGCGTTCCTGAGCCTGCGCACCCACCGGGCGGACGCGGCGTTCCCCAGCTTCCCGCAGCGGGAGATTGAGATGGCGGCCGAGCAGATGGAAGAGACGTTCTCCGTCCTCTTCCCCCAGACGTGGAAGGCCTTCAACGACCACGGGCGGGTGTCTCCGTGAGGTACCTCGGTAAGCGCGTGCGCTTCGTCTCCCCGGGCATCGCCTCGGCGATCCTCCGCAGCGACGACGACGGCCCGGACGCCCTGTACCCGTGCGCGATCGGCGTCTACTGCGACGAGTGCGGGACCGTCGTCAAGGAGGACTTCTTCGTCAACGACCGGATGACCAAGCCGGAGCGGCTGGAGCTGATCCGGTCTCACGCGCGGTCCCTGGGCTGGGCCTGCGACATGCACGGCGACATGTGCCCGCCCTGCCTCAAGGCCGCCGAGGGGGAGCAGCTGTGAGCCTCGCGGTCAAATCCTTGGGCAGCGGCCTGACGGTGCGGGAAACGCAGATTCTCCAGCTGGCTTCCACCGGCAGCACGGACGGCCAGATCTCCGTGCGGCTGGGGATCAGCATCCACACGGTCCGGGACTACTGGCGGCACGCGATCAAGCCTGCCCTCGGCGCCCAGGACCGGACGAACGCGGTGGCGCTGGCTGTCGCGATGGGTCTGGTCAACCCGCTGAAGGAGGAGGTCCCGTGCTGAATTGGCTGTGGGCCCTGGAGAGGCGCTGGAAGGAGCGCAGGGAGGCCAAGCGGTACGCCCGCATGGTCGTGCACCTCACGATGTCTCCGGGCGTCCTGGAGGCCATCAAGGAGCGTCTGGCCGAGGACGACTGGACGCACCGCCGTGGATGAGCTGATCGCGTACCTCGCGGCCGTCCTGGGGTTCGCCGCCGCTCTGTGCGGCCACCCCTTCCAGTCGGCTCCCTGGAGGGGCCTCAAGTCGAAAGTGTGGAACCGGTGAAGGACATGGACACCGACCCGGAAGTCCACGGGACGCCCCGGCGCTTCATCACGAAGGACTCCGGGGCGCGCGAGGAGTACTCCACCGGGATGCGGCGGGACACCCAGGAGGGCAAGGCCCGCTTCGACCTGCTGTTCCCGCTGGACGTGCCCTACCCGGAGCAGTTCATGACCCGTATCGCGGAACTGCTGTGCCGGGGCGTGGAGAAGTACGGGGAGCGGAACTGGGAGAAGGCGGGGACTGCGGAGGAGATGGAGCGCTTCCGGGCGTCCGCCATGCGCCATCTCGCGCAGTGGCTGGCCGGTGACCCGGACGAAGATCACGCGGCTGCCGTGGTGTTCAACCTGCTGGCCTACGAGACCACGTTCTACAAGATCAACAAACTGGCGTAAGCCGACCATGGGCTATGTCAGTCCTGCGGTGTAGTCTGTTAACTCCCGCTGCAAGAAACGCTGCTCAGCGGGCCTAGGGACTCAGTTGACACGCTCGAACGAATGTGTCTACCGTAGCACCTGCGACCCGGCGCTAATCCGGAAGAGACACGTCAAACCAGTACAAACGAAGAGAGTTACATGCCTCGCGTAGACGGCGCGCCGAAGCCTCCTCAGAAGGCCGAAGCCCCCATTCCCCAGCAGCACCAGCCCGACCCGAACGAGCCGTTCGACCCGATGGCCTTCCTGGGACTGACCTCCCTGGACGACACCAGCGAGTTCCTGCGGGTCATGCTGTTCGGCCAGCCCAGCTCGGGCAAGACCTCCTCTGCTGCCTTCGTGGCGAACCTCCCCGGTGATGGCCTGACGGTCTTCATCGACGTGGAGGGCGGCCTCAAGAAGGACGCGCTCAAGCGGCTCGGTGTCGACACCAGCAAGGTCGTCATCTGGCCCGACCGTGAGAAGGGCGAGGAGGTCTCCTACGCCAGCGTAGAGGCGCTGATCTTCCGCCTCCGTTCCACGCTCCAGCGTCAGCCCGGCGCCATCAAGGCCGTGTCGTTCGACTCCAGCACCGAAGGTGCGGCCACGCTCCTGCTGGAGATCACCACGTACGCCTACGAGAAGGATCTCAACCTTCCCGAGGCGGCCAAGCTGAAGAAGATCGCGGACGGCAAGCAGCTGCGGGAGTCCAAGCACGCCACGCAGATCCAGGACTACGGCACCCTGACCAACCAGGGCCGCACCCTGTTCCGGGCGCTCCGTGACCTCGGCTGCCACCTGGTCATCACCGCCCTGGAGAAGGACGACGCGGAGGGCGAGGGCGGCACCAAGGCCATCGGCCCCGAGCTGCCGAACAAGCTGTCCGCCTCCGTCCGGGGCTACGTGGACATGGTCCTCCGTCTGACGGCGGAGACCGTGAAGACCGGCGCGGCGGAGCAGGAGACCCTGATCACCGCCGAGACGAAGCTGACGAACACCCGGCTGTGCAAGGACCGTGACGGCGTCCTCCCGATGACGCTGCTCACCCCGACGATGGAGCGCATCCACGCGTACGTCACGGGCGAGTTGACGGAGGAGACGGACCCCGAGATCGCCCGTCACGCCGCGATCCGTCAGCAGGCCGAGCAGTACCGGTCCTCGCGCAGGCCCTCCCGCGCGACCGCCGCCTGATACACCTGAACCACCAGAACACACGCGAGGAATAAGAGACATGCCGAAGCTCAACAAGGACCAGGTCGCTGCCGCCAAGGCGCAGGGGTACGAGCAGAAGTCGACCGAGCGCAAGCCGCTGCCCCTCGTGGACGGCAAGCCGTGGGTCTACAAGCTCGTGGCCTGCTCCGTGGGTGCCACCGCGAAGAACCCGAACAAGATGCAGTGGACGTGGGAACTCCAGCTGGACGCCCGCTACCACCCGGAGTACTGCAACGGTCAGTACCTGGAGAAGGTCTGGTACTACACCCCGGTTGAGGGTGGCCAGGAGTGGGCCATCGCCAAGATGTTCCACGCCTTCGGCTACGAGCCGGAGACCGACACCGACGAGATCATCAACGATGAGGCGCCGGTCCTGGCGTACCTGGCCACGGACGTCTACCAGGGCAAGACCAAGATGGTGGCCCGCCGCTTCGCCCAGCACTACGAGGAGGAGTACCCGCAGGCGCAGGGCGCCCAGCCCCCGTTCGGCGGGAGCGACGACCCGTACACGCCTCAGGCTGCCGCTGCGGTGGCTGCCCCGGCCGCTGCTGCCCCGGCTGCTTCGTTCACCAAGCCCTCCGACGACCCGTGGGCGGCCGGTCCGGCGCAGGCGTCCCCGGCCGGTGGCGGCTACGGCGCGGGTGTCCCGCAGCAGGCGGCCCCGGCCGCTGCCGGGGACCCCGAGGACACGTTCTGATCCTCGTGTGACCCTCTGACACCGGCCCTCTGCCTCCCTGGTAGAGGGCCGGTCGTCTATCTGGGGTACTAGCCCTAGTACGTGCTAAAATGGTTGTGACCTTTGACCAGCACTTATTAGGAAGTGAGACCCCATGGATCAGGCCCCTACGCGGACCACGGGAGCATCCCCGTCCAAGTCAGTCCGCGAACCAGAGGAAGCCATGCGGATGGCCCGCACCACGCCCGGCCGCCGCGTGCTTGTCTCCGAGGGACATGCGAAGTTCGGAGCCCGCGTCAAGGCCAACGACATCCGGTGCGGCAAGCGCAGCGGGTGGGCCCCGTACCAGGGCGAGGTGCAGACCTCAGCTCTCCAGCAGCCGGACGGCTCGTACAACGTCTACGTCTACGTAGAGCCGGAAACGAGCACCGAGACCGACTGACGCTCCGGAGCGCGCATGGCCCCCAAACACCCATCCCATGTCCACAGCCCCCAGTAGGGATCTCCACCGAAGGAGGTCCCTACTGGGGTTCACAGGCGGCTCGAACGACCAGTGGAGCCGTTGGGAGCACCATGCAGACTACGCTGACGAAGCCCGGAAAAGCCGTTGTGCACCGGGTTGCCATACTTCCCTCGCAACTCCCGACCGGTCTCACCACGCCCGTCGCCTTCGACTTCGAGACGTCCTCCCTGTACCCCGATGAGGGCGGCATCTCCACCGCCTCCGTGGCCTGGTTCGAGGACAACATCGAAGACGCGGAGCACATCCGCACCGCCGCCTACCCGTTCGCCCAGGGTGAGGAAGGCAAGCCCGGCTGGAGCGGGCAGGACGTCCTGTTCGGATCCGCCGAGGAGATCAACCTCCCGCTGGAGGAGTGGCAGGCGCTAACTCGCTGGCTGGCATCCAACCGGCTCATCGCCCACAACGCCCAGTTCGACGTGATCATGGCCCGCTACGGGATCATGGACTACCGCTGGGGCCACGGCTATGGCATCGACCTGCTGAAGAACCTGTACTGGGACACCATGCTCGGCAACTACGTGCTGTGGCCCCGTCAGATGCTGGGCCTGAAGGAGACCTTCGACCGGCTGTGGCCCGATGAGGGCGGCCGGGACTCCCAGACCCGCCTCAAGGCGCACCTGAAGAACCAGAAGAAGAAGCGGGGCAACAAGGGCGGCGTCCGCTACGACCTGGCCAACTGGGAAGTCATGGAGGAGTACGCGGACGACGACGCGTACAAGGCGCTGCGGCTGTACCTGGAGCAGAAGCGGGAGTTCGGCACCCCGTCCCACCCGCAGTACCAGCACTTCCGGACGACCCTGCTGGCCGTCCTGGACCTCCTGGTGAAGGAGGAGTCCCGGGGCATGCCGTACGCCGTGGAAGCCTCCCGTGAGTGCGCACAGCGGGTTGCCGAGGCCAAGTGGAAACTTGCCGCCCAGTTGCCGTTCGAGCCGACCGGAGACCACGCCAAGGAGTACTTCTACGGCGACCCCGACCAGATCAACCGGCGCGGCCACGCCTCCCTGGGACTCGTCCCCGCCTACCGCTCCGAGAAGACCGGCGCCCCCTCCCTGAACTCCGAGGCACTGCGGGAGCTGACGGAGCAGGAGGTGCCGTACGCCCGGGAGTGGCAGATCTACACGCTGCTGGACCGCGCGCAGTCGATGTACTACACCGGGTGGGCCGACAAGTGCGGCAAGGACAACCGGATCCGCGCCCGGGTCCGCCAGCTGGGCACCGTCTCCACCCGCTTCTCCATCGAGCGGGCCAACCTCCAGGCCATGCCGCATGACGGAAAGCTGGACGGGCTCTCGTTCGTCGGCCTGGATGACCTGCCGACCCCGCGCCAGCTGATCCGCAAGCAGGTCGAGGACACCATGCCCGGCTGGGTGATCATGGAGTACGACCTTTCCCAGGCGGAACTGCGCCTCGGCGCCTTGCTTTCGAAGTGCCAGAAGATGCTGGAGGCCTATTTCGATGGCGTCGACCTGCACCAGTTCACCGCTGACCAGATCGGCTCGCCCCGCCAGGTCGGCAAGGTCGCGAACCTGTCCCTGGAGTACGGCGCCGGGTGGAACACGCTCGGGAACATGATGGTCAAGATGACCCGTGGCAAGGTCAAGATGGCCCCGCAGGAGCTGCGGGCGGTCCACGCGGCGTTCCACCGCACCTACCCGGAGCTGAACAAGGCCCTGGAGTACTGGGAGGGCTTCGCCAAGCGCAACCAGTACGTCCCGCTGGTCGGCGGGCAGCGCCGGTACATCCGCTTCGGCGAGGACACCCGGTTGGCCTGGAACCAGTACGTCCAGGGCTCGTTGGGCCAGTACATGCTGCACTGGCTGCTGGAGGGCGAAGGGCTGACGCACCGTCTGGGCATCCACAAGCGGGCGGAGAAGGAGGGCATCGGCGGGGCGGGCCTGCTGATGGAGGTCCACGACTCGATGATCGTTCTGATGCCGAAGGATCTTGAGCCTGAGTTCTCCCACCTGGTCAAGAAGCAGGGGATCGACCTCTGGCGGGACTACTTCGGCTACATCAACGGGGGCGTCCCGATGCTTGTCGACGGCAAGGAATTCGCCAAGGGCGATTGATAGGGTAGAGAAATGAAATCCAACGCGGAGTACAACCTGGAAGGCCTGAAGGCTCGGCGCGAGAAGGACCAGCGGGACGCCGAACGGTCAGCCGCCGTAGCAAGGGCCCTGTACGACATCCAGAAGTGGCACAACGTGACCCTCACCGGCTACGACGACGGGCGCATCACCATCTGGGACGGGCAGAACGCAGAAGGCGGGGACGTTCTGGATACGTGGCACGCAACCGGGGAGGAAACCGAACATGCCGAAACTGAGTGACGGCGACTTACCGCAGCGGGGGAGGCCTACCCGGGAGCAGCAGGTGGCCCGGACCAAGGCGATGCAGCTGAGACGCCGCATCCTGGACGAGAACTCCTTCGGCGGCGGGTTCGATGTGCCGGAAGACATCACGCCCACAGAGGCCGCTGTGGAGGCCTTCAGGCGCTCCCTGGGCATGGTCCGCTGGATCGAATCCCAGATGGCCCAGTGGACGCCGAACCTGCTCCCGCTGACCGACCAGAACTACGACGACAAGGGCGCCTTGCAGGTCATGCCGTCGCACGAGGCGGCATGGCTGGACCTGTGGATGCAGGAGCGCAAGGAGCTGCGGGAGGCCATCAAGCTGTGCCACGCGATCGGCGTGGAGGAGCGGCAGCTCGCCTTGCAGGAGCAGCAGGCCGACGCCATGTTCCTGATCTTGGAGCGGGTGATTGAGTCGCTGGGACTCTCCGACGATCAGCGGCAGTTGATCCCGCAGCTGATGCCGGAGATCATCCGCACGGTGGCCACAGCGGGCTCCGGGGGAGTCGTCCACACCCCGCAGCTGTAGACACGCGAAAGCCCCTGCCAGTTCGGACCTGGCAGGGGCTTTCGTTGTTCCCGGGGGCCTCTCTACCCCGCTGCGGCGTTGGTCCCCGATGGGGCGCGGCATATATGCGGGAGGGTCCAGTCACCTGGTCCCGGCTGATCCCGGCGAACGATGCGATGGAGCGACGTCCGATAACGGATCTACGTCGCCTGCCCGGACTGAGCCCCTATGTGGGATACCGTCGTCGCTTTTCCGGGCGGAGGAACCTAGGACTTCCATCGCGGGCGGTGCCAACTCTAGCCGGAGCTAGCTTCAACCGGGCACCGCCAACTTCCCGAACCCGACAGCTCATCGGGGTGGTGGGAAGAAGTTTGTGGGCCCGCCCGGCTGTTTAACCGACTGTGCTCGGGTGCCAAGGTTTCCCAGGGCAGACGGGCGGGCCTATGCCAGCGCGGCTAGCCCGGGGGCTATGGGCCCTCGCACGCTGGATTTGTTGCAGGGCTCCCCGGCAACCTCAGGCCGGTCCTGCCCTTGCGACGCCTACTGTACATGCGTTGCAAGTGAGAGTCTAACTGCTAGGGTAGAAACATGCAGAAGCGCCCGATCATCCGGATTCAGCGGTGGACCCGGCCGTGGACCATCTACGGCCCGTTCACCATCTTCCGTGCCTCCAAGAGCGGCGGCCCGCTGCTCAAGGAGAACGTCCGCAGGTTCCACGACATCAACGGGTTCATGATCCAGACCCGTCGCTACCGGATCCAGGTGGAGTTCCGTCGCCGGGGAGGAACGTGCTAGGGTAGATACACACGGACACCACGACCCGAGGAGACCCGCATGACCTGGCCGCCCAAGCCCCGCAGCATCGAAGAGATCGAAGCCGACTACGCCCAGAAGCGGGCGGACGGTCACCGGTTCAGCATCCCGGACCGCTACACCGTCGAATGCACCCGGAACCTGCTGGGCTGCAAGACGTACCACCTGTACGACCACGTAGAAGGCCACTTCCTGCCCAAGCTGGCCAGCAGAGACCCGTACAAGCCGGAGGAAGCCCGGCGCGGGCTGGCACTGCTGTGGATGTACGAGCGGCACGACTACCTGGACCAGCTGCATCGCCGGAACTGCGACCTCTAGGAGACCCGAATGACCCAGCTGCCCCCGCTCCGCAGCATCGAAGAGATCGAAGCCCGCTACGCGTACGCCCGGGAAAAGGGTGACCGGTACGCCGTCCACACCCGGTACACCCTGGAGTGCGTCCTGAACCGGGAGAACCAGCGGGTCTACCGCATCTACGACCACGTACACGGCCGCTTCCTGGGCAACTTGTTCCGGTACTCCCCGGAGACCCTGGAGCAGCGCAAGGACGCCATGAACCTGGTCTGGCACCGGGAGCGGAACATCCAGTACCACCGGCCTCGCAGGCGGTAGCGCGAGGGGGAGTTGACAGCTCCCCTTCATGTGCTAGGGTAGATATAACGCAGTCGGACACCAACCCCTAGGAGACCGCCGTGAAGCACCGCAAGCCGCACACCAGCCTCTTCGACACTGAAGACCAGACCTGCCCCCGAGTCAGCAACACCTCGTGGGCCTACGGGACGGCGAACGACCTGTTCGTGGGCGAGGAGCACGAGCGGTTCACTCCCTACGAGTGGCACGAGCACAAGTACTGGGAGCAGGAGATCGCCATGGAGCAGGACATCGCGGCGCGGTACGGCGACTGCGGCGCACCCATCACCGGCACTATCACGGCCTGGGAGACCTACGAGGAAGAGGCTCGCATCGCGTGGGGCCTCCCGGCCGCCTGGGGGTTCTGATGAGCAGGCATTCCAGCGAAGTTGAGGTCCGCGTGCGGCAGGCCAAAAAGGACCTGCTGCGCGCCGGAGCCACCTGGGAACAGATCTTCGCGCTTGAACTGGCCATCTTGAAGCAGGTCCAGAGTCACGCCGGTATCGGCGGCAACGCATCCACCTACGTCAACGCCCGTGTAACCAGCCTGGAAGGCGAGTGGCCATCATGACTGAGCCCACCATCCCGATCCTGACCCCCGACCCGCGTGAGCCCAAGCTGGCAGCGTGGGCCCGCGCCCGGATAGACGCCCTGCGCGGCAAGGTGCGGGACATGCAGGCGATCGTGGACGCCGTCCGGGGAGAGCACCCGGGCAGCAACGTCCGGATCTTCGAGAAGACCGGCCTGGGCAAGACCAACCTGCCCAAGGGGTCCATGATCGAGTTCGACTCCAACTGGGGCACGATCAAGGTCTTCCACGACCTCAAGGGCCGCATCTGCGTCCAGGGGGACAACACCTTGCTGGTCCGGCTGGAGGCCGGGAACACGCTCACGGTCGAGCTGGAGAACTGACTGACCGTCCCTCAGCGCCCCCGGTAATTTCCTGCCGGGGGCGCTTCTACGTGATAGGGTAGATACATGGAGAGAGCCGTTTACCTCGTTCCCGTCTACGGCAGCACCGGACACCAGTCCCTCGGACGCCCGGTCGGCCCCTACCTCGAAGACGACGTCTTCGGAATCAACGGCAGTGCCAATCTGCTGCGGGCACTGCACCCGGAGATCTCGGACCTGTACCGGGTCGTCGCCCGCAGCATCGACGGCGCCAAAGGACTGGCCGCCCGGGAGCTGGAGCGGGAAGCCGCGAAGAAGGCCACCAGCTGAGGGTTGCACTGTCCCCTAGCACCTGCTAGGGTAGATACATCGAAGCACGGAACACCGAACCGAGGAGATCCCGATGAACCGCACCGTCAAGACCGTCGCCCTCGCCACCCTCGTTGCCGCGACCGCCGTCAGCCTCACCGCCTGCGACCCGAGCGGCCCCGAGCCCACCGGCACGGTCGTGGCACGCACCGGAGGCGCCCCGATGAAGGCCAAGGGCGCCACGCTCATCGTGCACACCAAGGACGGCAAGACGGCCACCGTGGTCCTCCCGGCCGGGATCTACGAGAGCTGCTACATCGGGGAGCCGTACCCGAAGTGCAAGTAGCCCTCTAGCGGCCCCCAAAGCCCCGCCTGCTACCGAGCAGGCGGGGCTTTGTCGTGAAATGGCCCCCACCGTTAGGATAGATACCGATCATGACGGGAGGGTCTACATGTGCCGCCACCTGCGGTTTCTTGAACTGGCAGCCCGTAATGCAGCGCTCTCAAACTGCCCGTTCAAACACGGTGCCCTCGTGGTCCGGGGCGGATCCATCCTCTCCAGCGCCCCGAACAAACACCGCAACCCCCCGACGATCGACTACCTGGGCTCCTCGGTGCACGCCGAGGTGGCCGCCCTGCGCGGCACACACGCCGCTGGAGCCACCCTCTACGTGGTCCGGCTGGCCCCGTCCGGGCTGGCCCTCTCCCGGCCCTGCCCCCGCTGCTGGACGGCTATCGAGCGGTCCGGCGTGAAGGCTGTCGTCTACTCCACCGGCTCCGGTTATGCGGTGGAGCGGGTGACCCCTGGAGGCGCCATGAGCCTCGTGGAGACTCCCGCTGGACCCGGTCTGCCCTGGGCTGCGGAGAGGCCGTCAGAAGCCGTCCAGTGGCCGTCTGGAGGTGGCTACTAGTGGGCGCCTGGCTGCATCCGGGGATGACCTCGGAAAGGGTTGAGCAGCTGCGCCAGTGGGCACTGAGGGCAGCGGAGCAGTCCCGCGAGTACGGCGAAAGCGAAGCGGTCTACTCCGGTTATTTGGACACCGCTGACCGGGCGTCTGACCTGCTGGATCGCCGGGCATTATGCGGTCGTTCATCCTGTTTCGCTGAGTGCGCGGTAATTCGGATGAGAGCTACAGAGCGTGAGCGAAATACCCGGGGCGGCTGCTTTTACCCGCTGTGCCTAATTCCAAGCCGCCGAATTCCTTCGGGGCATATTCAGTTCCACTACGACTCGTAGGAGATGCCATGCCTGCCTATTCGTACCGGTGTTCGAATAGTGACTGCCGAGACGTTCGAGACCTCACGGCTTCGGTGGAGGAGCGGGACGCATGGCAGGGGAACCCCTGTCCGACCTGCGGTAATGGGAAGTTAAAGCGGCTGTTCAGCGCGCCGGGTTACCTCAACGTAGGCCTCGGCGACATCATTTGACGCAGGTTTCCTGCAAGCCTCAACTAACCCGCTTTTAGTTGCGAGTTGGTTGGGGTGTGACGTATCTTCGCCGTTACGCGCTAGTAGTAGCAGGGCTCATAAGCAAAGAGTTGTCGCGTAACAACTAACAAACATGGGTGATAGAGTTCGCAGGTGACAGTGTAGAGACATAGGCCACTCGATTTGACCCGAGCCCCAGAGTGGCGAAACATGGCGAGATGTAGCTAACGAACAGATATCGGACATACGCCCCAGGCAGTATCAAGGGAGTACAGAGCCGGTCGTCTCGCCATGCGTGCCTAGCACGCCCAGACCACCACCCAGGAGACGCAAGAGCATGCAAACGGAACGAGACAGCCGTCTGTCCATCGGAGACCTCGAAGACCTGGCCACTGGTGAAACCACACTGCGTGCAGTGGACCGGTCTCGGGACCGGGATGAAGTGCAGCGGTACTTCGACAGACTCGTAACAGAGGCGTACCAGAAGTGGGTGGAGGCCAATAAGCCCTCGGTTCGCCGAGAGCGCCCCGCTTTGCGTGTGGACGCCCCAACGGAGGACGTGGCGGAGGAGGTCCGCAACCGGCTACGTGCATCTGCGATGCATCTGGATGTCGGGATCTCGTTGGACCCAATTCACCGAGTGGGTGAGGGACGTTGGAGGGTGGCCTTCTCGGCGCAAGATAAGCGGAAGCGGTCCCCGAAGAAGCGTTAGATGACTGCTGGTGCCACGGAGTCAGCGGAGTAGTGTGTTCTTCACAAGGTCTCCATCTGGGGGGACGGTGAACGGCCACGCCGCCGTTTTTTTCACCAGGAGTCGTTTATGCCCGTTTTCACTGCCCTCATGACCGATGCCTTCGGTGCAGAGGACCCGTTCCGTGAACTTGTCCGGAATGACCGGAGTTCGGTGGATGAAGATGTCCGGGTTCTCCCGGCTTGGGTCACTGTTCGCCTGACGGCGGACCTCCAGACCCGGCAGCTCGCGCAGTAAAGACGGTAACGGGGGAGTGAACGGCCCGGAGAGATCCAGTCTCTCCGGGCCTCTTCTTTTGGGGTAGATACAACCAGCGGTACTCATCGGTAACCACTGCTGCTACCCAGTCTGCGGGAAATCCTGCCTGAGACGATTGCCACAGAAAAAGGCCGGTTGTCTGTACAACCCTTTCGCCTGTAGTCGATCCGTTACACAGACTGTCAGGAAGCCTGCTGGAGTAAGATCGAGAACGAAGAAACCCCGGCGAGTGCTGGAACACTCCCGGGGTCGTGGCCATCCTGAGGAAGACAGGACGACATGACCCATAGTAGTGCCCCCGGTGAGCCGTCTAAGGCGTGCTCCACCTGCCGGGAGACCAAGCCCCTGACGGCGTTCTCAACGGACAAGCGCAAGAAGGACGGACGGCAGGCCCGCTGCCTGGAGTGCCACAGCGCCTACAAGAAGCGGCGGGCAGCGGATAACCCCGAGCACGTTCGCACGCTGAGGCAGGCGGAATACCAGCGGAACAAGGCGACGTACCGGCAGTGGCAGGAAGACAACCGCGAGAAGCGGGCACAGTGGCACCAGGCTTGGGAAGCCTCCCTGACACCGGAGCAGCGGGAGGCGCGGCAGGCAACCCACCGTGCAGCATCCGCTGCGTACCTGGCCCGCAACCCCGAACTGTGCGCCGAGCGGATCAAGGCCTGGCAGCAGGCGAACCCGGACAAGGGGATCAACGCCGTTCACCGTCGTCGGGCCCGCAAGCGGGACAACGGTGACTCCGAGGAGTTCACCCGCGAAGAGATCGGACAGCGGGACGGCTGGATCTGCGGCATCTGCACCGAGCCGGTCGACCCCCTGCTGGAGTGGCCGGATCTCTGGTCCCAGTCACTGGACCACGTCATACCCCTAGCACACGGCGGCCCGCACACCCGGGCCAACAGCCGGATAGCCCACTGGATTTGCAACGTCCGCAGAGGAGCCAACCGCAGCAGTTCAAAGGATTCTCATAACGAGATGTGATCTCGCCTTTGCCCCCGCTGCGGTCAGCGGGGGTAAATTTTTTAGTTAGGAATCCTGCAAGAAAGGCTGCCGATGTCTTCTCACTTACCCCTGGGCCGGTTGCATGCACAGCCCGCGCGGCCTCAGCTGCGGCTCGAAGACCACCTGACCGGGTCGCTCCCCGCTCCTCCGACGTCCGTGGACTGGTACACGAAGGTCAACTCGTGGCCTATGTACGGGAATGACGCTTTAGGCGATTGCACGTGCGCCGCTGTGGGTCACCTGATTCAGGGCTGGACGGCCTACGCCTTGGGCACCACGGCCACCATCGCGAACTCTGACGTGATCTCCCTCTACGAGAAGGCGGCCGGGTACAACCCCGCTGACCCGAGCACCGACCAGGGCGCCTACATCCAGGACATCCTGGGCTACTGGCGCAAGAACGGCGTCTCCGGGCACAAGATCACCGCGTACGCCTCGGTGAAGGTCAGCAACATGACGCTGATCAAGCAGGCCGTGGACCTCTTCGGCGCCGTCGACATCGGTTTCAACTTCCCGGCGTCCGCGATGGACCAGTTCAACCAGGGCAAGCCGTGGGACGTCGTGCGAGGCTCCCAGCTGGAGGGCGGCCACTGTGTGACCGTCGTCGGCTACAAGGCGAACGGCAACCTCGTGTGCATCACCTGGGGGGCTGTCCAGGAGATGACCCCGGCGTTCTGGACGAAGTACGTCGATGAGGCCTGGGTGATCATCACCCCGGACTGGATCGCGGCCAACGGGCAGGCTCCGGTGGGGATCGACCTGTACTCCCTGGGGCAGGCGTTCGCCGCGCTCACCGGGCAGGCCAACCCGATCCCGGCTCCGGCGCCCGCTCCGCAGCCTTCTCCGCAGCCGCAGCCGACCCCTGTGCCGACTCCGACGCCGGTCCCGGTCCCTGCGGTCGACCCGAACACGCTGGCCGCTTACAGGGCCCTGGAGGCGTGGGCAAAGGCCAACGGAGTCGCCGCCTGACCTGCTGAAGCGGGGGTTTTGCCTGTGAGGTAAAACTCATTGTTCATCGGGTGAACAAAACCGCTGTTCAGCCCGTATCTTGTGCCGGAAGCCCGGTCGATCTGACTCCATCGGCCGGGCTTCTTCACACCCTCAGCTGTGCTAGGGTAGAGACATGTCACTCGCTACCTTCTTCAAGAACGCCTTCCTGTGCGCGTTCTGGCTGCACGACTGGACCGACTGGGTAGCCCACGAGCCGCCCTGTGCCAACGAGGAGGTCACCGTGCACGAGACACGGCAGTGCACCCGCTGCAAGCAGCGCCAGCACCGTATGGACGGGCAGGTGTGGTCCCTGTGAGCCTCGTATCCGCCAACCTCATCACCCACGTCCACTGGACCGCCCGGGACAGCGAAGAGAGCCGCCAGTTCTTCGGCTACTTCCGCATCGCCACCCGCGACGTCGGAGCCACCATCGGAGTCGGCGTCTACGCCATCCCCGGGGGACTCGGCGGCGAGAAGCTGGTCCACTCCTTCTACGCCCACACCCGGCACCCCGACTGGGCCGAGGAAATCACCCGGGACCTCATCCTGGAGACTGTGCGGGAGATCCAGGAAGACCGGGGAGCCCGGTTCGTAGTGGACTACTTCCCCGAGAGGTTCCCGGCCCGCGCCGCCGAAGCGGGCCACGCACCACTGCCCGAGGAGTGGTTGACCAACGGCCGCCCCGAAGACGACGTCATCTGAGGAGAGCCACCCATGAGCCTCACCGTAAAGATCCAGACTGCCCCGTTCACCGACCACATCGCCAGCGACGGCACCCCGCTGAGCAAGCTGCCCTACCCGTTCTACGTCGACCCGGACGGCGGCGTCCAGCGGCAGGACGTCTGGCAGGGCAAGCCCAAGCGGGTCGTCGGCTTCCAGAAGGATCTGGCCGTCCAGCAGATCGACCTGTGGTGGCGCAAGGCCCTTGAGGACCCGCAGCAGGCTGTGGGGATGTACCTGGTCACCGAGAACGCGGACGGCCAGTTCTGGACCCACAACACCGCCGTGGACTCCGTGGAGGTCCTGCACCACGGCATCCAGGACGGCCAGCACCGCTCCACGAGCGCCTGATGTGTGACGACTGCTGCCCGCACGGCCCCGAGCAGCCCTGCACCTGTGACGGGTGCTGGGCTTGCCCGGGGCACGTCGTGGGCTGTACCTGCGATATCGCCTGGGACTGCGAACACGAGGAGAGATGATCATGGACGACAAGTTCGACTACAAGCGGCTGCTGGGCCCGATCGGACCGGACGGCGAGGAGCCGGAAGCAATCCGCATGTACAAGGCCAGTGCTGGAGCCCAGCGGCAGGCCCTGCGCGACGCCGGGCGGACGGAGGAGCAGATCGAGAACGGGATGCGGACGCACTTCGAGTCCGCTGCCCGTGTGCTGGTGGAGCACCTGCACTGGGTGATTGCCAACACCGCCTACAGCGACCCGTTCCGGGCGGTTGCCCTCGCCCTCGTGGACAAGATCGACCCGGCCGAGAACCCGTGCGGGCGCACCTACTGCCTCACCTGCTACCCGGAGCAGACGCTCTGAGCCGTGAACGGCAGCGCCTTCGCCGCCAGCTCATCCGCCAGCTCGAAGCCGCCTTGCGCCGCTGTGATGCCGTCACGGACATCCGCTGGCAGCTCACCCAGACCGGCATGACAGCGGATGAGGTCTGGGCGGCCGAACTACCCATCCGCAGACAGATCCGCAGCGAACGCGACCCCAACAAGGAGTAGGCATGCCCCGCTTGCCCCGGGAGCCCCAGGCACCCGAACCGCCGTCGCCCCGCTTGACGGCGCTGGCCCTCAACTACCCGGAGCAGGTAGACCGGCTGCGCCGCATCACGGCTGGATGGCATCCCGACGATCCCCGCTGGAATGACCTGGTGGCCGTGATGGACTTCCACAAGCGGGACGTCCTGAAGCGGGAGGCGGAGCACCTTCGCCAGCATGCCGACGAGATCAAGCGGTTCCTGGAGCCGGGGGAGTGGACGGGTATCCGGATGGCTGCCAACGTGCTGCACCTGGATAAGCCCGCCCGTCCCCATTGATGTGCTAGGGTAGACACATCCCCAACCCCTTACCGAGGAGAACGATCATGCACAGCACCCAGGGACCCTCCGGGCAGTGGTACGCCCACAACGGCGACTACTCCGGCAGCGTGCACGTGCACATCCCGGTCCGCGACCAGACCCGCTACCCCGATAAGGACCGCACGACCGCCAGCGCCGTGCACAACCTGCCCGGCGAAGAGGGCGAGTTCGTGCAGGTGCAGATCCCGTTCGAGGACATCCGCGCCCTGTACCTGGCCCACCTCCGCAGCGCAATGATCTCCCAGTTGGAGCAGCAGGACGCCACCCAGCTGGAAGAGGAGCTGATCGGGACCCACCGGATCGCCGCGCACCCGGCGCTGCGGGGCCTGAGGGACGACCAGCTGGAGAGGCTGGCAGAGTTCGCACGCGGGCTGTCCTCCCCGAAGCTGCGGGAGAAGGGCGTCTACAAGCACAAGACCGGTGTGGCCCTCGCCCGGATCGACCGGCTGACCTCGGGCGGCCACGTCCGGTTCTCCATCTGGTACCTGGAGAAGGACACCACGGAATGGATCAGCGGATCCATGCTGAGCCCCCGCGAGTTCCAGGACGCCTACCCCGACGCCTACACCGGCCCCGTACCGGTCACCCAGATCCCCGACGCCCCGGAGGGCACCGAATGAGCGACCACGACACCCTGGACGAAGAGGCAGACCTCGTACACCGCCTCGCCGCGCGGGCCTGGAAGCTGCACACCCACCTGGAATACGCGGGCGTACCCCAGGAAGACCAGGATCTCCTGTTCATCGAGATCACCGCCGCCGAAGCCCGCTCGTTCCTGCTGATCGCCCATCACGTCGGCCACCTGGACGCCCGGTTCCTGTTCAAGGACCCCAACGACCGGGACGGCTCCGGCTTCGACTGGCACAAGACCGTGCACCTCACCCACAGCATGCCGAAGGGGCTGTCCATGCCCGAGCGCGGCAAGGTCTGGACGGAAATGTACGGGCTCAAGCTGGTCTGGATCGGCAACTAGCCACCGCTACGCCTCAGCCCCTGGCCTCCGGGTCGGGGGCTTTCGCGTTCCCTGGAGGCTTTCGGATGTGACGAATCTCCGCTCGCCGCCGAGATCAGCGGTAGCAGCAGACCCCGCTGAAAAGCAGCCTCCAGCAGGGATTGATGCAGCCAGAACGACAGCTCCGCCAGCGTCCTCCGGTGCTCGTGGTACCGCTGCCTGCACGTCGCCCCGCAGAACTGAGCGGGTCGGCCCAACCGGGCCCGCAGGAACGGGTTTCCGCAGCGGAGGCAGTTGCCTGCGGGTTCCATCTCGACCATGACCGGCTGTACTCCTCACCTGAGTATGTGCTAGTGTAGATACATCACACGGGACACCATCTCAAGGAGACCCATGCAGACCCTTCGCTGGTTCGCTGCCACCGCTTGCTGGTTCATCCTGGCCTACGTCGTCGCACGAGCCTTCTACCTCACCTGGACCGTCTGGAACACCCGGAAGATCCGGGCCAACCACCTTAAGCGGATCGGCCGCCACCGTCGCCCTGGAAAGGCCAGAGCATGAACTCCGGAGAGTTCGTAGAAGGCCTGCGCCTCGGAGGCGGCATGGAGTTCGCCGACGACGTAGACCCCGACTACTGCCCCGTGCACGCCTGGGACCACAGCTACATCGGCGGCGTCCAGTACCACGAAGACGAATGCCCGGCCTACGCCGCGCACCTCGCCAAGTTCATCAAGGAGTGACCGTGGCCGAATACACCGAAGACACCACCACCCTCCGCATCCGCCGCTGGAGGGTCCCGGCCCCCGAGCCCTACGGGGCAGCAGCCGCCGAGATCGGCAAGGCCTGGTCCGTCGCCGAACGCGCCTACCGGCAGCACCACGGCATCAAGGAAAACGCGAGCGTCGCCGACAACGCCCTCACCTTCCACAACGGCGACGAAGAGATCATCATCGAGTTCCGCTACGAGATCCGGGAGACCACCGCATGACCCGCATCGACCCCAACCTCACCCCCATCCAGCAGCACCAGGAGATCCGTCTCGCGGCCCTGGAAATGGCCGTGCGGGTAGCCATCCCCGGTACACCGGCAACGGTCGTCATGGAGCGGGCCCACTGGTACGCCCACTACATCGCAGGCACACCGGCAAGCCACCACACCCGGTGCGCGTTCAGGGACTCCACAGAGGTCGCGGACATGACGGTCTCACTGGAGAAGTGAAGACAGCCGAGAGCCCCGGTCGATGCGTACTCGACCGGGGCTCTCGCGCGCCTGGGAACCTGCCGCTACAGCGGCTGTACGGGTCAGCGGTTGCGCGGGTAGTCCGCCATCGGGACAGCCCAGCGGGCAACCATGTTCGAGCCCTCAGGAGAGATCACAGCGTTCTTCGGGACACCGTGCGCGTAGCACTCCGCCACGAAGTCCATGACGGCCTCCAGCGTCGCCGCACCATCCAGCGGGCGCACGAACGACTTGGGGACCACCGGGTGAATGTGCCGGAGCCGTGCAGCGGTCTGCGGGTCCAAGCGAGGCATCGTGTCCTCCAGGGCGGTCAAGATAAGCGACAGGTTCAGGGAAACAATCTACCTGTCCTGCCCCGAATTTCCTATCGGCATTCGGTCAAGCGGTAGGCTGACACCGGTTGGAATGAGCGCCAACCGCCCTCGCGACGGAGGACCAGGAGAGCACTCATCTCCTGGTCCTCCGGTCGTTCACGCCGCCTTACGCGCCCGTGCAGCGGTCCACTTCACGATGTTCAGCGCCGACTCCACGGCCTCCGGATCCGGTATCAGGCCCGGCCCGAACATCCCGATCCCGTAGCGGTACGGGGACTGCTCGTTCGTGTAGCAGAGCTGATGGCTGTACGTGTCCAGGAAGTAGATCCCCGCCCCCTGCTGCGGACGGCCCTCCAACTCCTCCGACAACTCGAACGCGAACACCGGGTACACCCGGACCACCGGCTTGCCCGTGTTCACCTCCCAGTCCTCCGCCACGTGGAACGTCCAGCCTGCGGGAGCGGGGATGATGCGATCGGTCACCGGGACGTCCTGCGGAGGTCTTCCGTCGTCACGTAGCCCTTGCCCGGACCGTCGAACCCGTCACGGATGTACCGCTCCAGGGCGCGCAGGTGGTCGTAGTGGTCCAGCGCGATCTCCCACGGTCCCGGCTTCACGCCCGGCTCCTGCGCCCTCTCCACTGCGGGAGGCGTGTGGCGGAACAAGATCGCTGCTGCCGCTGCCCGGATCTCCTGCTCGTTCGTCATACTAGTTCTGCTCCAAATGCTGCGGGGCCCAAAAGGCCCACTGACCTGCGGATTTGACGGCTTGTATTCCGCCGTCTGCCATGGAATGATCCTAACATTCACCACGGAAGGATCAAGATGCCTCAGGATCTGAACACCCCGCTCCGAGCGCGCATCCCGCAGTGGATGGCGGACGGACTGGCCACAGTCGCCGAGAAGCACCGGGTACAGAACGTCTCCCTCGTTGCCAGGTGGGCTATCGAAGACATGCTCAAGCGGGAAGGCATCACCGAACCCGGAGCCGACCCCGCTGCCGCCTGACCGGCAACCCGCCCGACACCCGCTGAAACGTTGGACCCACTAAGAGCGGATAGCCGTGTCAGAGACCATGACTGAAGAAGTGTCAGCGCTGCTGCTGGCCCACACCGCAGAGACGGGATACCTCGCCTCCAAAGACGGTGTGATGCACATCGCAGCCCGTGTGCCGGACCCCGAGAAGAACGGAGAGCACGTCGTCAAGGCCATCCCGTTCGCCGACTTCGACCTTGAAGCGGTGGGCATCGTGGACCCCGGCGACGGATCCGAGTGCACGTGGGTGGTGGAGGTACACCACAAGAGCGGACGTACCCGCAGAAGCTACCTGGACCACGCCATACTGGCGGACGCCCGGAAGCTGATCGCCTGGGGTACCGCCAACCGGCTGGCACTCACACCCCCGGATCGACCGCTGGGCGGCAAGACCCCGAGCGGTACCCGGATCATGCTGTACCTGGAGTCCCAGAACCCTCCGGTGTACACCACTGTCGATCAGGTCGGGTACCACCCCGATCTCAACCTGTTCATCACGGAAGACGGCGTCATCCACCCGTGGAAGGGTGAAGCGGACGCATCCGCCCCCTACCGGCCCTCGCCGGAGCTGTCGCACAGCGGAGACGCCCTGTACTCGTTCGGCTTCCAGACTGGCGACTGGGGCAACGAGGAGTTGGACAGCCGGACTGTCGCACTCAACGAGGTCGGCGGTGTGCTGCGGGAGATCATGACGTTCCACGACGAGTCACCGGTTGCTGTGGCCGCCTCGTGGATGGCTATGAACCTGATCCAGTCCCTGGTCATCCAGCACGCCAGTCTCTTCCCCGCTCTGGCCGTTGAAGCACCCTCCGGGTCCGGCAAGACCTCCGGCGCCCTCGGCATGCTCATGCAGCTGCTCACCGGGTCTCTCGCCGGTCCGTCCCAGGGAACCATCCCGGACGTCCGGCAGAAGCTGGCTGCTACCCGCTCAGGGTTCGTGCACCTGGACGACCTGGACGACCCCAAGGCCGTCTACGAGATGCTGCGGTTGTCCACCGCTGATGGCACCAAGAACCTGCGGTCGGTACGTAGCGGCTTCCAGTCGTCTCAGGGAGCCAAGCTGACCGGTGGCATCATGATCACGGGCGAGTACCTGGGTTTGGACCGTCAGAAGGCGCTGAGGGACCGGACGCTGTCCCTGGAGCTGTCGGACCCGTCCAAGCGGAAGTCCCAGCACCCCGGTCGGGAAGGCCTCTCGCAGTGGCTGGACGTCACCGCTCTGCGCCGCAAGTACCCGGCACCGCTCGGATTCACCGTGCTGACCGGCTGGGTGGTCTCCGAGATGATGATGTGGCTGGACGATCTCATGGTCTTGGTGGAGGAGGAGAAGCCGAAGGCTGGCCGTGGTGGTGACAAGTACGCCGTGGTGAAGGCTGGTGCCTGCTTCATCGATCACCTGCGCGGGGAGCGGGGAGCGTGGTCCCGCAACGGCTACACCTATCACCTGGTGTCCCAGTGGGTTGCCTCCCAGTTGGCAGAGGAGGCGGACGACTGGGAGAACTCGCTCACTCTGGAGATCCTGCCCTGGGCTCTGCGGGAGTACGGGGACTGGGAAGGCTGGGAGGACCGGGAGAAGATCCGGATCAGCGGTGTGGAGTTCAAGACCGCTCCGGCGTACTGGTTCCGTGGCGACATCGTGTTCCAGCCGGACACCCTGTCCAACGCGTGGCGTCTGTTCGCCCGCAACGGGTACGAGCAGCGTGTGCATGACAACAAGGCGTTGCTGGAGCAGGCGAAGCGGGTGGGCTTCGTAAAGTGCTCTGTGCGGCCTCGCGGGATGGCCCCTCGCACGATGTGGCGGCTGAAGGCGGACAACCCGGAGTACCTGTCCCGCATCGAGACGATCAAGGACCGGATCTGATCCACCGCTGTCCGAGAGAGCCCCCGCAGACACCGAGTCTCGGGGGCTCTCGGCTGTCTCCGGCGTAATCGCCGAGCGGGTTACGGAGCGGAACACACACCGGATTACACCCGGATTACAAGATCAACTTGAGCCGACACCACCCCCCTGAGACACCCCAACACCCGTGTAATCCACTGAGTAATCCACTTGTAATCTGCTTTGTAATCCACTCTGACCTGCGTAATCTCTGTAATCTGCGATTTTGGGTGTGTATACGCGTGTGACCCTCCCACCATGCGAGGGGTACTCATTTCCCAGAACCGGATTACACCGCTGCTAGGGACTTGATCAGTGAACAGGTGTACACGTACCATCCCGGACTAGGCCCTACACCGTGTGGGGCCACTGCTCGTGGAGCACCCGTGAGGACACCGGGTAACGCGAAAATCTATTTCCGAGTGGTGGAAGACTCCGAACACCTGTGGTGGTGTGTGGGGGACTGCTACGGTCGGTGCTGGTTGGTCCTCGCATGCGAGGGACTCCGGATCATGATCATCTGGCTGCTCTGGTTGATCTTGGTCTGCCGGGCGTGCCGTGTTCCCCTGTGATCGCGCCCGTGCCGGGGGTGCTGCTCCGCCCGCATCTGCACCCCCGGCTTTCGCATGTGTTAGGGGGCTCGGGTAGGGTAGATACACCGTTGATCTTCTGCCCTGGAGGCTCTTGTGCCTGCTATCCGTATGCTCAATTCTCATGCTGGTTCGGTGCGTCGTGGTGTTCCGGTGCGGTTTCTGGTTCCGGTGCAGGGGGTGATGCAGGAGGCTCGTGGTGTGGTGTTGCGGGTGGAGAAGGTGGCGGAGGATCGGGTGCGTCTGGTGATCCAGGATGAGCGGCGGCTCGGTGGTCGGGCGTATGTGAATGAGTTGGGTCGTCGGCAGTTGGTGCGGATAGACATGCGGGAGTTGTTGGATCGGTATCCGACGCCGGAGCAGCAGGAGCAGGTGAGGCGGTTGACTCAGGGGTGGGGGCGGGAGTTGCTGGAGGCTCCGGTTGGCACGGTGTTCTCCAGCGTGCTAGGGTAGATCGTTCGTTCAGTGGAGGAGGAGGTGAAGGGTGATGGAGGCGTACTGGAATTGGATCGTGTGGGTGGTGCGGCACACGCATCACTGGCACGGCTGATCGTGCGGGTGTGACGAGCGGGGAGCGGCTGCGGCTGCTCCCTTTTTCGTTGGCTCGGGGTTGCGCGGTTTATCTGGAGCATGCTAGGGTAGATACATCAAGACGCCGCGAGACACCGACACCGAGGAGACTCCGATGCCGCAGATCAACTTCGACCGTGCTGACCTTGCCGTCCTGGAAGCGGCTCTGGGGGAGTTCATGGGGGACGCGTACGGACACGACAACGAGGAGGGCTGCTTCGATGCGGTGGCGTGGGGGCGGCTCCAGTCGATCGCGGCGAAGATCGCGCAGGCTCGTGGGACCGTGAATGTCCGGTCGCTCGTTGGCAAGCGGGTGCGCACCAGCTTCTGGGCCGACGACGACAGCGGGCGTGCCGCGAGCCTCCTGGAGTGGTGGACGGACGACGACGGGGATGAGCGGGTGGCGCTCCGGATCGACGGGATCACCGGGGTGCACCAGACCTACGCCAAGGACGTTCTGGGCCCCCTGGAGTAAGCGGGTACACCGGTATGAGGCGCAGCTCTCTCGGGAGTTGCGCCTCCTTTGTTTGGTGTGCTAGGGTAGATACATCAAGAGAGACACCACACCGAGGAGACTCCCATGATCCGCCGATTCACTGAGATCCAGATCTCCGCCCTCCGCCCCGGAATGCCGGTCAAGGCCAACACCAAGATCACCAAGCGGGCGAACGGCCGGATCATCTGGACCGGCTGGAGCGAGGTCGAAGGAGTCCTCCGGAAGATCAAGAAGACCGGAGTCCGCACCCTCCAGATCACCGTGGAAACCCGCGACGGAGACACCGTGGTGCGCAGCATCGACCAGCAGCAGTTCGTGATGGTCCACAAGGGCTACCTGGCCGAGCACAAGATCATCCTGGACACCCCGACCGCCACCGCCAACTACCGCGCGGTCCTCGAAGCCGCCAAGGGAACGGAGTTCTGATCATGTTCATCCTGGTTCTGGAGCACACCGCCGACAACGGCACCTACACCCGCCAGATGTCCCGCGTAGCCGACCGGAAGGCCTGCAACGCCGTCTGCGAGGAGTTCCAGGTCGACCACACCGGCTCCGTCAAGTTCGGCCTCTACACGGACACACCGGGCCGCTGGGAGCAGCTGAGCCGGGTCGAGCAGGAGACACCGCAGCCCGAGATCTGGGGCGGCGACCCGGAGCACCCCCACACCTGGACGTGGACCGAGGACGACGGCAACGGGCACATGGGCTACGTCTGCGCCTGCACCGCGTTCCGCCTCTGACACCCGTACACCGGGGCGCAGCCGCACACACCGGCTGCGCCCCTTCACCGTTCCCAGGAGGACGCCATGAGCGGAGAAATCCGGAGACTCGAAATCTCCATCGTCACCACAGACACCGACCGCCAGCAGGCCCACGGCATCCCGGAAATCCATCAGCTCACCCACCACGAGATCACCGAAGAACTCGCCACACACCTGGATGAGGCCCTGAAGCGGTGGTACGTCGAACGGGGACACCGGTACCTGGAGATCGAGCCGGAGACCTTCACCGGAGAGCCCCTGATGGAGCGTTACGGCTGCCGCTGCAACGGCTGGTACGACGGCTGCCCCAACCCCGCGCTCTGCGGTACACCGAACGGCTGCCACTGCGGGGCGTAGCACTGGACGGCTGACACCGGAGACACCGGGAAAAGAAGTTTCCGTAGGGGGTTGTATCTACCCTAGTACCCGTGCTACTATTGATTCATCAGCAGGGAACACCAAGCCGAGGAGCCCCCGATGTTCGGATTCACCAAGAAGGCCCAGATCGCCCCCGCCGCCACCGAGGCGGTCCGAATCGACCCCGACCTGGGCATCCCCTTCGGTGAGGCGAACTCGAACGAGCGTCTGAACTGGATCTTCGAGAACGAGGACTACCAGGACTACCTGGACTACAAGGCAGGTGTCCTGGAGGTCGGCCCCATGCAGGCGGCGGACCTGGAGCGCCGGTTCGGCCACAAGGCCTGACACACCAGCTACACCGAGCCCCCTGGGAAACCAGGGGGCTTTTTGCTGCGCCGTGGTGTTGTATCTACCCTCGGGTGTGCTAGAGTAGATACATCAAGGCAGGGAACACCGAACCGAGGAGAATCCCATGAACGCCAAGCTGGAGATCCAGATCAACATCACCCTCACCGGCAAGCGCTTCTGGATCCTCCGGAACGGGCAGCGTGTGGACGCCCGAGCCCTCGGCTACACCAAGGCGTGGTTCAAGACCTGCCAGGAAGCCTCCGACGCCATCGAGGCGCTGTAGCAACACCGGATACACCGGCCCCCGGGAAACCGGGGGCTCTTTCGTTTGCCCGGGAGCAGCGGGTACACCGGGAAAAGATCTTCAGCGAAGGGGTTGTATCTACCCTAGTAGCTTGCTATTGTTGATCTCGCAAGGCAGGGAACACCAAGCCCCAGGAGAACCCCATGAACGCCAGCCCCATCGCCGCCGCCGCCCGCAACCTCCTGAACCTCCTGGAGGTCGGCTGCGCCTCCCAGGAAGCCATGGACGCTGCCTACCAGCGCCTGGCCCGCCACGCCGGTCTGGAGGGGGCTTCCGAGGCGGAGATCCTGCGCTACGCCGAGGTGTTCTTCATCGTCTGACCGGGCCGCACGGCCCACACCGGCCCCCTGGAGCGTCCAGGGGGCCGCCGCACACCACCAGGCACACCGAGTCCTAGGAGAGCCGCCGTGATCTGCACCGCCCTTCGCTACGCCGCCGTCTTCGCCCTCGCCAGCAGCGGCCACCTGATGCTGGCCTTCCTGGTGTACGTCGCCACCACGGTCGGGCAGATCCACCTGAGCCGCGCCGTACGCCGTCACTACGGCATCGCTGTCTGACCGGCCGCCCTGGTACACCGAGCCCCTGGGAATCTCCCGGGGGCTTTCTGCTGCGCGGGTAGACACGCCTTGATACACCATGCTAGGGTAGATACAACAGGAAACACCGAACCGAGGAGATTCCCATGGAGCAGCGCTACACCGTCGAGCAGGTCGGCTACTCGGACTGGGCCGTCTGGGACACCGAGGTCGAAGACTGGGCCTACGACACCGGCAGCCGCGATGACGCGGAGCACAAGGCCGCCCAGCTCAACGCCGACGCCGCCTGAAGCCGCCTAGGAGACACCACGATGCCCT